CGTTATTATATAATGTATTCACACTGAGAGGAAGATATGTCAAATTTTTATACTTTTGCTAAACACTACGGTAATAAAATACTATATCGTGGTATCGAAAACGGAAAAAGGGTATCTAAAAAGGTACCCTTTTCTCCTACTCTTTATGTTCCTTCAAAGAATGAATCTAATTTTAAAAGCATATTCGGTGATGTTGTTTCTCCAATTAAGTTTGATTCTAATTCAGAAGCATCTGATTTTGTAGAACAATATAAAAACGTATCCAATTTTCCAATTTACGGGCAGACGAATTGGGGTTATCAATTTATATCTGAGAAGTATCCTGAAAAAGAAATCATTTGGGACATTTCAAAAATACTATTGTATTCAATAGACATTGAAACTACAGTTGAGAATGGTTTTCCTGACGTATTCAATCCTATGGAAAGAATCACTCTCATTACTTTGCAGAACAGTGTAACTAAAAAGATTACTACATTTGGTAGTGGTCCGTTTACTCCCGGTGAAGCTACTAAAAACTTTGATATTGATTATAAAGAATGTGAATCAGAAAAGAAACTTCTTCTTCGCTTTATAGATTGGTGGATTGTAAATTGTCCTGATGTTATTACGGGTTGGAATATAAAAGAATTTGATATACCATATATTATTTCTCGTATGGAAAGAATTCTAGGAGAAGAAGTAGGTAGTCATGCTAAAAAATCAATGAGTCCTTTTAGCATTGTTCGTGACGTTAAAAAATCTTACAATGGTAGAACACATCTGACATATGATATACAGGGTGTTGCTCAGTTAGATTATTTGGACATGTACAAAAAGTTTACCTATGTTACCCGTGAAAGTTATTCTCTAGATCATATTGCTGAAGTTGAACTCGGACATTCAAAGTTAGAGAATCCTCATGACACATTCAAGGAGTTTTACGAAAAGGATTGGAATCTTTTTGTCGAATATAATATCATAGATACTGTACTTGTAGATCAGTTAGAAGACAAGATGAAACTTATCGAACTCTGTCTCACAATGTCTTATGATGCGAAAATGAATTTCGAAAATGTATTCTCTCCTGTAATGACTTGGGACTGTTTGTTTTATAACTTTCTCTTAGAACAGAACATTATAATTGGTCAGGGTAACGGTAGACCTGAAAGAACTATTGCAGGTGCTTATGTACAAGAACCTGTTCCTGGTCCATATGAGTGGGTTGAATCGTTTGATGCGACTTCACTCTATCCTTCTATCATTATGCAATATAACATGAGTCCAGAAACATTAGTGCCAGGTAGTATGTATGAAGTAGATGTTGATGGTTTACTTGCAAGCAAATACAAGTTTGATACTGATGATGCAGTTGCTGCGAATGGTCAAACATTTACTCGCACTAAACGAGGACACTTTCCTAATCTTGTTCAAAAGTTTTTTGATGATAGGCAGCGTTACAAAAAACTAATGATACAAGCTAAACAAGAATATGAGATTAGCAAAGATCCTAATACAAAAAAATTAATATCTAAGTATAATAATTTTCAGATGGCAAGAAAGATTCAACTAAACTCTCTTTACGGTGCTTTAGCTAACAATTACTTCAGATATTATGATGATCGTATAGCAGAGGGAATAACGCTTACTGGTCAATTCATCATCCGGAAGACAGCAAGAGCTTTAGATGAGTTTTTGAATGATATATTAAAAACTAAAGGTAAAATGTATAGTTTTTATACAGACACTGACTCTTGTTATATTACCCTAAAAGATTTAGTAGATAAATTTTTTGCTAAAAAATCTCACAGTGAATTGATTGATATCTTGGATAAGATAGGAAACGATCAGATTGAACCTTGTATTGCTAAAGCTATGAAAGAATTGGCAGAATACACAAATGCCTTTGAAGAAAAAATAGTTTTTAAACGTGAAGCGATTGCTGATAAGTGTTTGTGGGTTGCTAAAAAACGATATGCCATGAATGTTTGGGACAACGAGGGTGTACGATACAAAACTCCTGACTTGAAAGTATTGGGTCTTGAGATTGTTAGGTCTTCTACACCGAAACCTGTCAGGGACAGTCTTCGTGAAGCCGTTCGTATTTGTTTAACTAAGGACGAAAAACACCTGCATAATTTTATAAATGAAACAAAACAAAACTTTAGTAAACTGAGTCCTGAAGAAATAGCATTTCCTCGTAGTAGTAATAACATGGCAACATATGGCAATATTAGTTCAATATATGGTAAAGGTTGTCCTATGCATGTTCGTGGATCTTTACTATATAATTATTACTTGGATAAGTTGGAATTGCACAACAGGTACGAAAAAATACAAGAAGGCGATAAAATCAAATTCATATATTTAAAAGAACCTAACACTATAAGAGAAAATACTATTGCCTTTAAAAGTAAATTGCCTGAAGAGTTTAACATACACAAATATGTTGATTATGATTTAATGTTTGAAAAAGCATTTCTTGAACCTATGGATACCATTGTTAAAACTTTAAAATGGAATACCGAAAAACAATCTACACTTGAGGATTTATTTGTATAGACTATTTCTATTCTTGACAAATATATTTAAGGTGTGTTATTATTACATACAGAATTAGAACTAATTGACTAGGAGAAAATATAATGAGTTTAATTGATAAATTGAAAAAGAATAGTACTATCAAAGATACTGCTATCTTAACAGAGTCTAAATTCTTCGGAGTTAAAGACTTGATTCAAACTGCTGTGCCTGCGTTGAATGTAGCATTGAGTGGTCGTCTTGATGGAGGATTGACACCTGGTCTAACAGTGTTTGCGGGTCCTTCAAAACATTTTAAAACAGCATTTTCATTGATGTTAGCAAAATCGTATTTGGACAAATATGATGATGCCGTAGTATTGTTTTATGATTCAGAATTTGGCACACCTCAAGCATATTTTGATACTTTTGATATTGATAAGAGCCGTGTAGTTCATACTCCTATAACAGACGTAGAACAATTGAAACATGATTCAATGTCTCAGTTAAATAGTATTGAGCGAGGTGATCACGTTATTATCATAGTCGATTCTGTTGGTAATTTGGCAAGTAAAAAAGAAGTAGAAGATGCTCTTGAAGGTAAGAGTGTAGCGGATATGTCTCGTGCTAAACAGTTGAAATCATTATTTCGTATGGTTACACCTCATTTAACAATTAAAGATATTCCGATGGTTGTAGTCAATCACACATATAAAGAAATTGGACTGTACCCTAAAGATATTCTTTCTGGTGGTACAGGAATTTATTATTCTTCTGATAATATTTTTATCATTGGTCGTCAACAAGAAAAAGATGGGCAAGATTTAACAGGTTATAACTTTATTATTAATGTTGAAAAATCTCGGTTTGTTCGTGAAAAGTCTAAGATTCCAATTGAAGTATCTTTTGAAGGTGGTATTAGTAGATGGTCTGGATTACTTGATATGGCATTAGAATCTGGGCACATTATTAAACCTAGCAATGGTTGGTATCAGAAAGTAGATATGAATACTGGTGAAATTATTGATGGTAAATATCGACAAAAAGATACTAATACAAAAGAATTTTGGCAACCAGTGTTAAATGATGAAACATTTATCAGTTGGATAACAAAAAGATATTCTATCTCTAGTGTAGATGGTATCATGCGTGATGAAATTAGTGAGCAAGACATTAATGCAGCCTACAAAGAAGTCTGAAGGTCAATGTGACTGTTGTCACATACCTATATGGGAAGGCGACAGGGCAGTTTGTTTTCACACAGATGATCAAGAAGTTTATCTGTGTGAAAGCTGTGTCGAAAAAATTTACGGTGAATATGTAAAGGAAGAATATAAATGATAGTCTTGGTTTGTGGTTTGCCTGGATCAGGAAAAACTTGGTTATCTGAAAAACTTTGTGAAGGACAACCTAATTTTGTACATCTCAATGCTGATCGTGTAAGAGAAGCAGTACGCGATTGGGATTTTTCAGAAGAAGCAAGAATTCGTCAGGCTATTCGTATGCGAGGTCTTGCATTTACTGAAGCAATGTTTGGCTCTATAGTAATTGCAGATTTTATATGCCCGACACCACAAACGAGAAAAATGTTTGACGCAGACTATACTATTTTTCTTGACACAATAGACATAGGTCGATATCATGATACTAACAAGATGTTTGTTAAACCGGACGATGCAGATTTCACTATACCTGAACACATAAATGAAAACGCAGTAGATATGATAAGAAAGAGGATTCTAAATGCAGCACCGAATGGAAAATATAATTTTAGTAAATCTACTTGATAATGATGCTTATTTTAGAAAAGTAATACCTTTTTTAAAATCTGAATATTTTACAGGTGAGCATAGAATCTTGTTGAAAAAAATACAAGAGTATTCTATAAAATATAATAAAGCTCCGACAATTCAAGCACTAGCTATCTCTATTGAAGAAGATAGAACAGTAACTGAAGGTCAACTTCCTATTCTAAGCGAATGGTTGAAAGGGTTTGAACCTATTGTAAATGATCCTCAATGGATATTAGATGAGACTGAAAAGTTTTGTAAAGATAAAGCGATCTTTAATGCTATCATGGAAGGCATTCAAATCATTGATGGAAGAAACAGTGATTTAGGTCCTGATGCACTTCCTGATTTATTGTCTAAAGCACTACAAGTTGGTTTTGATAACAATATTGGTCACGATTACATTGAAAACGCAGACAAACGATATGAATTCTATCATAGACTAGAAGAAAAGATGCCGTTTGATTTGGCAATGTTTAATGAGATTACTGAAGGAGGACTTGCTAACAAAACATTGAATGTTGCACTCGCAGGTACTGGTGTTGGTAAATCTCTTTTTATGTGTCACATGGCAGCGAATGCTATCTCACAAGGTAAAAATGTTTTATACATTACACTTGAGATGTCTGAAGAAAGAATTGCAGAACGTATTGATGCGAATCTAATGAACTTGCCTATCGGACAGTTGAAAGAATTGTCTAAGCAAATGTTTGAAGATAGAATTAGTAAAATTAATGCTAAGATACAGGGTCGATTAATTGTAAAAGAATATCCTACAGCATCAGCACACAGTGGGCATTTCAAAGCATTGATAAATGAATTGAAACTAAAAAGAAATTTTGCTCCTGATATTATTTTTATTGACTATCTTAATATTTGTTCTTCAAGTAGGTTTAAGTCGGGGTCGTCTGCAAACAGTTATACTATCATCAAGTCAATTGCAGAAGAACTTCGAGGTCTTGCAGTAGAACAAAATGTTCCTTTAGTTACGGCGACACAAACTACGAGGAGTGGTTTCAATAGCAGCGATGTAGAACTTACGGACACTTCAGAATCATTTGGTCTTCCTGCTACTGCTGATCTTATGTTTGCTCTCATAAGCACTGAAGAACTAGAAAAACTTGGTCAGATAATGGTTAAACAATTGAAAAACAGATATTCTGATCCGACACGTAACAAACGTTTTATGATAGGTGTAGATAGGTCTAGAATGAAATTGTTTGACATTGAAGGTAACCCGCAAGAGGGTTTGCAAGATTCAGGTAGTGATATACCAGTATTTGATAAATCTTCTTTTAAAAGCAGTTATGAAGATATTAAATTTTAGAAAAACAAAAATGCTATAAATAGTACGTTCCACCTAACAATAAAAAAATAGGAATAGTATTATGATAGATGATCCAAAGTATCACCCAGCAGATGTAAACGGCGACGGTGCGGTAGACAATCAAGAAAAAGAAATGTTTATTGAGTTTAAGCGCAAGCGTTTGGAAGATGAAGACGCAATGCGTGACGCTCAAAGAAAAATGGCATGGTTCGCACTTTACGGTATGTTACTGTACCCAGCGTGTGTTCTATTTGCTACATTCTTTGGAATGGAACAGGGTGCTAATGTACTAGGCGACATGGCACCCACTTACTTCGTTTCAGTAGCTGCCATTGTTGCTGCATTCTACGGCAAATCTGCCTATGAGAGTAAAAACTAAAGTATAACCTCTTGATTTTGTTAATCTTTTTTGTTTAGCCAGTGCAATTATGCAAGTAAGTGTACTCTGACACACAAAAGAGTGTAGATTTCAAGATAGGTTCGTAAGTGCTTGATTCTTCGTTAAAAAACTGTATATGAATCAAGCACTTATTTTATTCCGTTAATCTATAAGTCATTGATTTATATAGTAAAAGAAATTTCAAATAATGCTTGACTTTTTACATTTATTGTGCTATGATATACACATAAACACTGAAAAGAGAACATTATGTATACCGTGACTTACAACTACTACAACTATGCTAGCCAGAGCAAGTCCTTTGAAACCTACATGGCTGCTAAGGGTTTTTTCAACCGTATCAATCGTGACCGCCGTGTTCGCCGTGTTGAGTTGATCGCTCCAGAAAAGAAAATTGAAGATATTTCAGATAATGCTTGACTTTCTCGAAAACCTCGTGTATAATACTTGTATAAACTGAAAAAACAAGAGGAAAACAATGACTGACACTATTACCACCTGCGAGTTCTCCAACGTTTCAACGTATGTTGACGGCATCAATGCCGGTCGCTGCGTTACTGTAGAGGACGCCGCTGTTGAATACGCAGACAGTCTGTACAGTTACATCTCAGACGCTTCTAAGGAAGCTAATGGCTGTCGCTATCGTTTTGATCACACTGGCATGACCTTTGCCCAGCTTGAGGCTGAATGTGATTACTGGAGCGCACAAGCTCAGATCGCTATTGACGAAGAAAGAGCTATGGCAGACAAAGCAGTAGAAGAGTTCAAAGCTCTTGTACAGCAGACGATAGAGCTGGGTGCAGGTGATGAAGTTACTGCACTGCGCTGGTTGACTCAGGATCAAGAGTTTTATAGTGGTCAATGTGTTGAACATTGGGTATACAATCAGGGCGTATTGTTTACCCCTTACGGTAAGGCATTAGTCAACCAACTGCTTGATGTTGTTCAGTTCAAAGTGGATATGGCAGCATAAAAGTTTAAAAAGATTTAAGAAAAGGCTTGACATTTGTTTATATAGGTGT